ATTGGTGTAAATGTAAGTGGAGCGGAAATGGGTGAAACAGGCACAACATACACGGACGGTACAGGTACTAGTGTAAGTGCAGGTATAGTTGCAGGTGGTGTGTTAGGATACATTGAAAAGCACCCAACAGAAGATTCAAATAGAATTAAAGAAATTCTAGTTGCTGAAGGTTCATTAAAAGGAATACAAAAATTAAATTTAGCAAATGCGGCAACTGACGGTGGATTTAGTACATCTAATACAAATAAAACAATTCTACAGGTTGATGCAGGTGGTGTTAATGCTACTCAAGACTTGTTTAATTACCCATCTGGATCAGTGGCAAAGGTACAAAGAGGACAATCAGTTACTGTGGATTTAGGTCTTAATAGTGGGGCATCTAATGTATCCGTATTAACATTTAGTCCTTTAAGTCCATGGATGTCATTTGATACAAATACAGGAATACTTACTGCAGATACTTCTACATTAACAGCCGATCAAGCACCATCACATTATTTGTTTGGTGTAAGAGGTAAAGTAAACGGTATAACATTAGTTGAAGAGTTTGCTGTCAGTGTGTACAACACCAGTGAAGACGAACTAGTTGAAGGTACTAATGCTTTCTATTACGACACTGATAATGACGAATATGATCAGGCACAAACATTAGATTGGCAGTTGGCTCCAATTATTACTCCAACATTTATGCCATTGTTTGACGGACCAAAATAAATCTATAAATGCTTTTTATAGACTTAACATCAGAATCTGATGTTTTTAATTCGACATCTCCTCAGGGCCATTGGTTATATCATAAATTTGGAAAAAGAAATTTCCCTACAGGAGAACTTGACTTAGAAGAAGTCAAAAATTTTATTTCTAAAGAAAACCCAAAAGACATTATATGTCATTCTTATTTTGGAGACCCTTTATTTTATACAAAAATTATATCTTTTGCAGAATATTGTTATGAAGAGGGTATTAATTTAATGTTATTTACTTATGGTAATTTTAAAAGTAAAAATGATATAGATCGCCTAACCGAATTAAACGTTAAATTTTATATATTTTTATGCGGTAACAATAAAAATAATAGTCTAGTGTACCTTAATTCTTCTAAAGATAATATACAATACATTTTTGAAAACATAAAAGCAGAAAATTTATTTATAGAATATTCATTGTATGACCATAATGTTAACGATTTAAAAGAAATCTTACAAGATGTTTTAGAAAAACGATGCAATATAAAAGTATCACATGGAAACTTACTGGGAAATACTTTTACTAATATAATGAACGAAAAAGGTAGATGGCTTTATGATATACATAAATGTAATATAGAATTTGATTTTATAGGAAAATTTATTAAAGATACAGAAGTATTATCAGCAATCAACACATTAGAGAACTTAGAATATAAATCAAAAGGACTATCACAAACAGCACCCGGATACTTATTGTTAAGAACTTTTATATACGATCGTGGACAAAATAATATTTTTAATACAACTCTTGAAAAAGTTAATGCTGAGAAATTTTTAAAAACTGATGGAGATACATATATAAATTACTTAGGTTATATATTTGAAAACAGAGATATTTATGAAACTTTTAGTAACTCTCTCTGTGATGATTGGAGTGAAAATTTAAAAAGAAATGGCCAATCAAAAATAGAAAATTCTTTAATTTCCAGTGATATGAAAAAATTAATACACATTAACAGCAAAAACAAAGCAAATGAGAAATTAAAAATTGTATATAAAGATAAAGATCGAAGATCGAGTATGAAACTTGATCTTGACTTTACAGAAGAAGGTAAAACATTGCACTTGTTATCGTTTTTAGCAAACGAAGATTTATCTAAATATCATATTTCTAAACAGTTTTAGTAATAGAAATATCCGATATATTATTACAAAAATCAAAAGGACATATGGTCATAGAATCTGGTATATACCAATCAGTACTTGTAATATTACCAAAATTTACTGCTCCACACCAACTACTATATATTTCACCACTGGCGTCTATATTTAAACTTTCATATCCTAAATGACATTTTAGTCCTTTAAATTTATTAAGACCTTCATTTATTATTTGATGGTGTTGTACAAATTTTTTTGTTCCATCGTCATATAAAAACTCTGTCATTATATCTGTATTTATGAATTCTTGAGACTCTGAGATATTACCATCATCTTGTTCTTCAGGTTCTGCAGGCTCTATTGGCATAGGTGCAATGCCGGGTTTTTGTAGTATTTCTAACTCCTTGTCTGTGTAGTTCCAGTATGTTTCCTGCTTACTGTGACGCCCTAAGAGCTTCTTATACATAGTCTTTACGCATATACTGACGTTATAATAGTAATTATGTTCACAATCTTTAAATAAATCCCTGCATTCTTCAGCAAAATCTCCTAATTCTTCTACCTTTTCGCCTACACCTGCAATGTTTATATCTATTTTAACATCTTCTTTGATCTCATTTATTACGTCTAAAAAATGTTGTTTATCCTGTGTCTGAGGATGGAATGTTAGTACAACACTATCCATATAATGTTTTGCTTTACTCCACCAATTAACCGTTCTACTGGCATTTGTATAAACAACACTGGTTGAGTTATACTGGCTGATCTTTTTAATTATATCCTCGAACCCTGGTATCACAGTGACTTCACCACCTATTAATTCAAAATCTGTTCTTTTCCCTATTCTATTATAGTATTCACATAGACGCTCTATTGTTTTTATGTATGTATCTTTTTCTAACCAAGGCTTAGAACCGTCATGTAATATAGGAGGACAATATTCACATTCATAATTACATGAATTACCCATGTTCCATTGTATTCTGATAAAGTCCATTACTCCACGAGCATGAGGACCACGAACTGAAATGAGATTTGGCATTATATGCCTACTTGAACCGTTGCTGGTACAGTACCTTCTACATTATGACCACATGTCACAGTACTAAATTGATGCATAGCAACAGGGCGGCCTTCAGCAAATACTGAAGTTGATCCAGTAACGATACTTGCTACGGTGTGAGGTGCTTCGCCGTGAGTAAAAACCTGATCTCCTGGTATAGCCGCTGAAGCACAACTAACTATAGAACCGTCAGCAAGTACGGTAGGTGCACCAGGACCGACGATTACACCGCCCCCTGCATTATCTAAACCTACTCTTGCTATTCCTGGCATACTACTATTTATGCCTTTTGATTACTTAGATTCTGGATTCTCTATTAATTTTAAATAGTCGTTAGCAGAACTTTCAAGAGATTCCACTATAGAAAGTATATTATCTGTACTCATCGCAACCTCTATACTTGGGCCCGTGTATTGATATGGAACAACAGCAATTTGATTATCCATAATGATAACTGTTCTAGGTTCTTCTAAAAATATAATATTATCCGCTTTTACAAATGACATAAGTTTAGCCATTAACTCAACTCCAGTCACTAATTTAATTGTTACAATTTTTCCGATTAATGCTTCCGTATTATACATTATAAACTAAATCCTTTAAATGTGTCTTCATTGACATCTTGTTTTGTGCCACCTATAACATAACTACTTATTTCTGTTTCTTGAGGTGCCACCTGTACACTACCTCCTGTTATCCATGCCTGTGTCCATGGTAAAGGATTAGTCCCACTATTATATACCTTTTCTAAGCCTACGGCGTGCATTCTTTTGGCCGCTATAAACTCAACATATTGTTTTAGTAGTTCTGCGTTAAGTCCTATTATACTGCCATCTTTAAACAAGTAATCTGCCCATGCCTTTTCCTGTTCTACAGCATCTATAAACATCTGCTTACACTCTTCTGCACATTCTTTCTGTATCTTTGCAAAGTCCTTGTCCTCCTGGGGCAAAAACTTCAACATCTGCTGTGTACTTGCCAGGTGTACATTTTCGTCTCTGGCAATTAATTTTATAATTTTAGCATTGCCTTCCATTCTTTTGAGTTCAGCAAATGCCCAACTACATGCAAATGATACATAAAAACGTACGCCTTCCAATATGTTTACGCTCATTAAACATTTATATATACGTTTCTTATGCTCATATATGTCGTATTTCTTACTGCCTGTATCTCTGAGTAGATTATATTCTATCAGTTTATCATAGTTTTCTGTAATACTATCTGCACAATCACATATTTCTTTAATGTCTAACATTTCATCAAACACTTTACTAGGGTTTGCATACACATTTCTAATAATGTGTGTATAACTTCTGCTATGTATAGTTTCTGAAAATGCCCATGTCTCTATCCAGGTTTCTAATTCTGGTAGGCTTACTACAGGTAGGAAAGCAATATTAGGAGAGCGTCCTTGTACACTATCCAATAGTATTTGTCTCTTTAAATTAGAGGTAAAGATATGTTGCTCATGATCTGATAAGTTTTTGAAATCTGTTGCATCTTTAAGTATATCTACTTCTTCTGGTCGCCAAAAGAATCCTAACTGTTTATCAGTTAGTTTATCAAACTGTTTGTATTTAAGTGTATCATATCTTTGTACTACAGGCCCTCCTGTTGGATCTAAGAACATTTTTACTTTGGTATGATCTACTCTATTTTTTGTATTTAAAACTGTCATTATATTTTACAACTCTCGCAATCTTCTTCATCTATTTCTCCTGCATCTAATTCAGGTAGATTATCTTCTTTATTAATATCTATTTCACCTTGTCCGTCAAATGTATTATTATAGTATAATTGTTTGCCACCATACTTATAAAACATCAGGATGTCTTGTATCAATACACTCATTGGTACTTTTTCATCTTCATAGTGTTCTGGATTATAAGATGTATTTACCGAAATTCCCTGGTCAATATATTTTTGAAGTACGGCCATTATCTTTAAATAACCTTGTGGTGACTTTTGATCCCACAGTAGATCATATTTGTTTTTATAATATGGAAAGCCTGGCACAACTTGTTTTAGTACACCGTGTTTACTTTGTTTAATACTTACAAAACTTCTTGGGGGTTCAATACCATTAGTACTATTACTAATCTGTGCGGATGTTTCTGCAGGCATTAATGCCATTAGTGTACTATTTCTAATACCATGTTCTTTTAGTTCCTTACGCAATCCTTTCCAGTCCATACGTTCTTTATTTTTAATTAATTCGTCAACATCTTTTTTGTATGTTTGATTAGGTGTAATACCGTGTCCATATTTTGTTTCCATATTCTTGGGACATGCACCTTTTTCTTTAGCAAGTTCGATACTTGCTTTAATTAAACCATAACTCCATCCTTCTGCCCATTCGTCAATCAACTCTAATTTAGGTTCTTGATATGTGCTATCATTTTTTGCCATCCAATATGCAAAGTTAATAATACCAATACCTAACGGACGCCTATTCATTGTGCTTAATTCAGCGGCTATTATAGGATACTCCTGATAATCTAATAATTCATCTAATCCTCTAACTGCTAAATTACAAATTTTATCCATTTCTTGTAAGTCTTTAATTACTCCCCAATTGATTGCACTTAGAGTACATAAACTAATTTCACCTTCTTCGTCTTTAGCATCATTCAATGGTTTTGTAGGTAGATCAATTTCACAACATAAATTACTTTGTTTTATTGGTGCTACCTCTTCTAAAAATGCTCCATGAGTATTAGCATGATCTACATTCATTAAATAAATTCTACCTGTGTCCTTTCTTTCTGTTACAAAAGAACTGAATAATTCAATTGCAGGAATAGATTTCTTCTTTATACTTGTTTTACGTTCTGCCGTTTCGTATAATTCTTTAAATTTGTCTTGATTGTTAAAGAATGCTTCGTATAGTTCAGGAACTTCATGAGGACTAAACAAAGTTATATTACCACCACTAATAAGTCTTTCGTACATCAGTTTGTTAAACTGTACACCATAGTCCATATGACGCACTCTGTTGTCCTCTGTGCCCTTATTGTTCTTTAATACTAATAAGTCCTCAACTTCTAAATGCCATATAGGATAGTATAATGTAGCCGCTCCGCCTCTTACACCACCTTGGCTACAACTCTTAACTGCTGACTGGAACATTTTATAAAAGGGGATAACACCTGTATGAGTTGCGTCACCATTTCTAATTGTTGACCCTACTGCTCTAATACTACCTGCTCCTATTCCTATGCCTGCCTTTTGACTTACATATTTTACAATACTGGCACTAGTAGCATTAATACTATCTAAACTGTCATCAGTTTCAATCAATACACAACTGCTAAATTGCCTTTGTGGTGTTCTAACACCGGCCATAACTGGCGTAGGCAAAGAAATTTTAAATAGACTGATAGCATCGTAATATGCTTTTACATATTGTAATCTAGTTTCTTCTGGATACTTAGCAAACAATGTTGCCGCAATCATCATGTATGCAACTTGTGGAGTTTCAAAAATTTCACCTGTTGCTCTATTTTGTACTAGATACTTACCACGAAATTGTTCCATAGCCGCATAAGTCAATACTTCATCTCGATCATGTTTAATGTGATCATTTAGTTCATTGATTTGCTCTTTTGTGTATAAATCTGTAAATTCCGGATCGTAAAATCCTTTATCTATATTATCTTGTATGATATCACATAGACACGGAGGAGTAAATGTTCCATAAACTTGTTTACGCAAATGATAATTAATTAACCTACCTGCTACATATTGGTAGTTTGGTGTTTCTTCTGATATTAAATCTGCGGCACTTTTAATAAGTGTTTCTTGAATGTCTTCTGTTGCTATACTTTCAAAAAATTGAATTTGAGAATTTATTTCTACTTCTGATGCACTGACGCCACTGATTCCTTCACATGCATACATCACAACTTTATGCAACTTATCTATATTTAGATTCTCTAGTGTGCCGTCTCTCTTTTTAACCTGCATGTGTGTCCTTGTCTATTTAAAGTTAAATTGTAAATATATTTACCTAATTTATATTGTAACTTAAAACTATTTAAATGTCAATATAAAATATCATTTGTGTGTATTTTATTATTATGAAATATTGTAGCATTTTCTTTAAGATAATCTATATCTACAATACTGTCTTTTTCAAAATTATATACTTTATTATTTTGAATCCCTACTAAACCTGTATTACCATTTATGTTATTACTTATCACACATAAATCTATTTCTCCTTCTAATATGAAACCTTTATGAAGCAATGTAGACAGAAGGACTAGTGTTATTCCGCTTTGGCAAAAATGTCCTTCACTAACAATTTCAAAGGGAGTAGGCCAACTTTTGGGAGTATAGTAATCTATATATCTAGAACAAATTTTAATATTTGAAAAACACTCTAAAATGGAATCAAGATCATAAGAGGGATCGTTTCTTAAGTCTCTCCAAATTTTAAGTCTATCCTGTGATGTATGTGTGTTTGAAAACATTCACTGATTTTATGATGACCAACGTTTAGTTAGATAATTTATTCCTAATGCTTTAGATGTAGAGTTTACTGCCTGTAGTGTTATTGCAGAGTTGCTTGAATTGTATGAAGCACTAAATACAACATTACCACTTAATGTATCTGCTACATCACTTGCTATGTCTTGAAAAATAATTCCACTATTACCAGTTGAAGAATTATTGAACACATTTAAATACATTGTACCAATCCTTCTATAATTACCATCAGTTGTTCCATCATACTTTACAGTATAATCTATAATAAAAGAATCATAATCAGCAGTATCTATTTGTTTAGATAATGATTGTAGAGTACCTACATTAGTAATAACATCGTCCTCTAAGTCATCAAATGTTGTGACTTTAGAACCACCACCGGTCGATTCACTTGTAAGTAATTCTATATTAGTTTCTATATTTACAAGACCTCTAATTTCTGAAGATGCTGTAGCAAAATAAATATTATTACAAATATGGTTAAAGGCCTGTGCTTCTTCACGTGTAGCAAATTGTATATACCTTGTATTATCACTGTTTCTTGTTTGAATATTAAGGATAAAGTTCGATAAGTTTGAGCTACCAACACTATAAGGATCACTAACTTCCACACCAGTAAATAAATTTACATCTTTGCTATCCATTAATCCATTCAGCCAGGATTCTAATTTTGCTTTTACCGTGTTATTTACTTTAGTTTTACTTCCAGCATTTAATCCTAACGTGCCTAATGTATTGTTAGCATCATTGTGTAATCCAAATTCTATCGCACCGCCTGGATTACCTGCTGATATTGAATCTGCTGACGCCTTTGTTGTTACATATACTTTATTAGTAGACCCTGGTATATATTGTACATCTAAAAATTCTGATGAGTTAGCCACATTTGCTAAAACTTCAGGTAAAGTAGTAAATGTTGATAAATCATAACTTATTACAGGCGTTACATTTGCTGTAGACTCGTTAATTATTACGTCATAAGTTCCTGTGACATTACCGGTTACAGCCGAATTTGCTTCTATTAAGAACGTATTAGTAGTTAATACTGCTCCATCATCCGTATCACCTATTTGAAAATTAGATGTGCCTATAGAAGAATCACTTGACGTTGCTACGTCTATGTAACCACGTTGTGTATATCCATGACTACTACTTATAATCTGTACATTAGATGTATTATTTGTGCCATGTATAATGTAATCTAAACCGCCTGGAATTGCACTAAGAATTCCTGCTTCAGTCACAGTAAACGAATTGCTTGTAACATTGCTAACTTGATACGGACCACTAGTAAATAATGTTGCGTTTGCACCTGCAAAACTTACATAGTCTCCACTTCTTAATCCTTCTATATCTGCTGTAATTGTAACCGTTGAAAGAGATGCTTGAGAAGCCGTTACTGCTCTAGCAGTTTGCCATGTATTACCCGTTGGTAGGGTTACTTCTAAAGTATTAGGTTGTACATTGGAAACTTGTAATGCTTTATCGCTTAACCAATCGTCTGTATCAGAAAACAATATATGATCGTTTACACCTGAATTACTATACTGATTATTACTACCGACTGCTACTGTTATTGTTGCCCCACTTTGTGATACATTTACTTCTGAAGTACTTTTTAAATCACTTCTACTTGCAAGTAATGTTCCTAGTGATAATGAATTAGGAGAAGATATTGTTGCTCCATCTTCATATACTGCTAAATGCTTAAACTCTAATCCTATAAAACCTTTTCCTGATGTTTCAGATACTCTTATAAGATCATTTGTAAGTTGTCTATAAACAGGAATATTATATTGATCATAAAAACTTTGTGCTGAAGATCCTGGGTATATTGTACTAACATTCGATAAGGCTCTTATAATAGCCGCATTGCCATAATAATTAATTGAAACCTCATCAGTTTGCAATGGAGCAACACGGAAATTTAATGTGTGAACGTTTGAGCCTAAAGTTGTTGTTTGGAAACTGTAGTCTGTGGAAGATGACGGGTCAATATTAGTATCGTCACCTATTAGAACTTTATTATTTTTTATTACCTTGATACCACTTGATTTAAATTGTTCATTAGTAAGTATATTTTTAATATTGTTAGGCGTAAATGTAAGTACATTAGATGTTGTTAAACTTTGATTAGATGATAATACTACGTTAGGAGCATCAAAAGATACAACTGTTACTGTTCCTGTTATATCATCACCAGTGACAACGTCACCAGAAGAAATATATGTATTACTAGAATTCAATGTAAAAGAAGTGCCTGTATTATTTGCAGTAACTGAAGCAGTTGGTGTCTGTGTTATATTTTCGTTAAATACATTTAACCCACTGCCGCTATAAGTTTCATCTGTTATATTCCATAATTTAGTTTTTGAAATACCATCGAAAGAAATATTTTTAGGGAATTTTTTATGGGGAACAGTAAATGCAATTATTCTAGTGTTTGCAATACTTTTTGTGAATGTTTCAGCACCTGACGTCGTTTCAAAAATACTTAAATTAGCATTTTCTCCCTGTAAATTACCACCTATATATACTTGCTTACTGTCAGTAGCAAATCCGATTTCACCTTCTCTCAAAGGTTGAGGAAGATCCTGCTTCAATCCTCTACGGTTTTGAATTCTTGATATTATTACATTGTTGTTTGCTGTTGCCATACTAAAAAATCTCCTGATTCAGTAGTATTTATCACTTTATGACTTACTTGGAATAAAAGTCTGCGAGTCTATTACTCCACTTATCACAGTACTCTTCAAATTCTTTACCTTCTATAACAAAGTCAGCATATTTGCCTTCCCTATCTATCATAAGTATTGCAACTTTTTTAATATCTGTACCAAACATTTCATTATGTGCTAATGCATATGCACATCCTTGCATAAAATAGTCTTCAATCCATTCACGTTTTTTAATTTTTTTTGCAGTTTTAAAGTCTATGATCGCTTCTTCGCCTTCCCACATTCCTACACCGTCTGCTGTTCCGGCATATAAACCTTCTGCTATAAGCCCAACTTCAACTCCGTATATTTCGTCTACTTTACTTAATCCTTTGTCTATCATTTCAGTAACCATATTTTTAGCCATAATACTGATATGATTATTACCTTTAATTTCGTAATCTTCCTGTAGTATAAATTTTTCTAATGCATTATGAACTTTGGTACCAAGTCCTGCTGACTCTGTGCTTATACGAGTTGCTTCTGCTTCACCTACACGTTTACGCCAGGCTATGAGAGCAGTTTTGTCGCCAGTATCTCCAAGAATAGTTGTAACACTAGGTACAGGCTTTTCGTCCTTACCTACATATCGTCTGCCTTGTTTTGTTTGTATTCTTTTTAGATTTGGGTAGTCGTACTTCGATACTAACATAATATATTATAACTGATTTTTAATTATTTGTAAAGATATTTACCAGGAAATATTCCAGGTAATTGTAGAATTGGACGAAGTATTTGTTTTAACGGCTACTCCATACCCTAGATCTTCGAAATGTTTTTTAACATAATTCATTTGATCTAATTTTGTAGGATCAGTTGTGATACTGTTCCATACATTGTAATAAACATTACTGTTAGTCATAGTTGTTGAACTGATGACATTTGCATATAGTACACCAGCATCTATATTTGCAATAACGGCACTTTCTATAGCAGTAACTTCTGAATGTATAACACTATTATTTCTGGTGTCCTTTCTAGCCTGAGTTGCATTTACAAATATATTTGCCATTATAAATCCGCCTTAATATCTTTCATTGCCTGATTACCAGCCATTTTACCTACATTAACACTGGGTTCAGCATCAGTATCTATATCTCCAGATAATTCACTGTTAGGTATTATCTCTTGATCATCTACACTACTAGCAAATCCACTGGTATCAACAGCCTGGATAATTTCCTCAGTAGAAGCAACATATCCCTGCTTTGCTAAAATATTTTTAAATTTATCTGTTTTTATTTTTTTAAGATTTTTAGAAGATATTACGGCAAGTAAATCTTGTACTGCACTTAATAAGTCATCATTATATGACTCTGTAATATCCTTAATAAGCATTTACACCTCTATTGGTGCACGTCCTAATGGTTCATCTTCTGGGCCTGATGCGGCTGGTTCGTTTACATCCATTTCAGGTTCAGAGGCTAAATCATCTAAACTTACATCATCTGAGCCAAGATCACTTGTATCACCTAGACCTAAGTCTGTTGGTTGACCTGTAATATTACCCACTATTTGATTGACACCGTCTTTTGCTTGTTTTGATGCTTCTAACGCCTGTGATAAAACACTCTCTGCTGAGTCTTTAAACTGGGAAGCCTTATCTGCACCAAATTCATTTATCATTTGATCTGCTATTGCTGGTAGATCTTCATTTACCATTCTTCCTAATCTTTCTACATGATCCTGGATATCATCTGCTAATGCTCTAACCGCCATAACAACTTCTGCTTCTTCTACAGATTCAACTTCTTCAGAAAGCATATCGTTTATAATATCATCGAACATACTTTCTTTCTTTGCTTGTTTCTTTTCATCTGATGTATCGCCAGTAACTTTGTAAGTTTCGCCGTCTACTTCGAACTCATCTTTACCTTGTGCAATCGCGTCTTTTCTTGCACCTGTAAATTTGTTTTGCTCTGCAACTTTCTTACCAAACATTTGGATACCGTTTGCAACTGCATCTTCTTCTAAACCGTTTAAGAAACCAACAACTGCATCTCTGCTTTTGCCACTTACTTCTGCAAACATATTAATTTTTTCTTCAATTGCTTCTAAACTTGTCACATCTTCTAATTCTACACCACACTCTTTTGCTAGTTCGCTAAGAAGTTTTTGGTTTAAATCTGTTTGTGGGCCATCTATTGCAATTTCTTCTAATGATTCATGTTTAGAATTACAACTTGCTTCATAATATTCTTTTGCCGCTGTTAATACTATAGGTAAAACATGCTCATCATCATAAGCATATCTGGAATCTTTTCTAAATCTATTCATACATTCTTTACTTGCTTCATCCATAGTGTAACCAGAATCCATTAATTCTTTAATGGTTTCTCTTAAACTACTACACATAGATTCATAAGCAGGTGATTCTGCATACATGCCTTCTGATAGCATTGTATCGATAACATCCTTAATGCCTAAATACTTTGCATATTCAGGTTCTAATTGAAAATGCTTATTTGTATCTTTAAGTTTGATAATCGCTTTTTCAGTCATTTCTTTTACAGTAGTAAGTTTTTCCTTTTTAGGAAAAGAACCTACTGCTACAGACATTCCAAAATGTTCTTTCAATAGACTATTAATTTTGTTTATTTTAGTTTTTCCGCTTGTATTTAAATCTCTTAAATGCATGATATAATCCTAAGTATAAATTTGTATACTCTTATTTATCATTTGATGAATGTTTAATTAAATTAAATTAATATATTTTCTGGCTTCTTTAGCCATGTGAATAGAATCTAACAATCTTGCCCGGGCACCTGATACTTTAAAAACGTCTTTACTACTAGAAATAGTATGCCTATAAAAAAGGATATCGTTCATATGCTTATAATATCTATCTATATGGATTTTTAAATTAAATAAAGAAACACTTTTAGGGTCTTCTGCTTTATTTAATTCATTAGTAAGTTCGTCTGCAACAGATTTAAATGGAATATTGTCTATAATTATATTATTAGATATGCAATCTAATACCTTATATCCAGGTTCGCTTTTACCTACAACATAGACGCCCTTTTTTGCAACATTTTTTGCAAGATTGTCTATTTTACTTTTTAGATGTGCCTTATTATAAGGTTTCTTTTTGTGGATATGCTTTGTAGCCAATGATTTCTCCTTTACGAACCTTTTTAATAACATCTTTCTTATACATTTCTTCTGCTATATAAAGTTCTCGTTCGTTTAAAGTATTTACACCTATAAAGCCTTCTAAGTTAAGTTTATTGAAAAAACTTGTTTCTGGATTACTTATAAATTTTAAGACTTTGTTTTTACCTTTGACTGTTCTCATTTCTATCCGGCATGCATTGCCGCCATATGCTTTTTATACTTGGCTGTGCCTTTTTTGTGTGGGCTTTTACCTTCGGGTAAGTCTAAATGTGAAAGCATATTAATAGCATCTTCTATTGCTTTGCCTGTATCACGACCTCTATAAAATTCTGGCATATTGTCTGCCATATAACTTTCTAGTTCGTCCATGCTACTGAAATCATCTATCATGGGTTCAACTAAATCGTGTAATATTTTAGCGGCCCTGTCTCTGGCCTCACCTTCTTTTACTTTTTTCTTTGTTTTACCAAAAATACTAGGATTTGGACGTTTACGCATACCACCAAGTGGTACTGCCACTGTGGCAACAGCACCTGCTGTAGTCTCTGATATTATTTCATTTATTTTCATAATACTATTTATCTTCGTTATAAAGACTAAAAAATTCGTTGGCAATATCATTATGAATCTCTGGCCCATCATGACTGAGATCTCTTGCTTTAGTATAACTAGGTTTATAATAAAGTAAGTTACTATCTAAAGAACTAAAATGTATATTAAGAGACTTACATCTATATTTTAACAATGCTTCGTCCCTATGATAATTTAAAAATGTGGTATGCTCTAGACTACATATGTGGTTTAAAAGATCTCTAGTTAAATTTTTATCTTCCCAATTATCCAGATATTTGTCATTAAAAAATGGCTGAAGGCTAACGTCTTGATCTTCTAATGGCTTTTCTGCTTCTTGTATATCAGTGAAACTAATTAAATCCAGTCTATTAGGCGGGGGTATAAGTAAAAATACTCCCTTGACCTTTTTAAACTCTTCTAGAAGGTATTCTGTACAGTACATACTTGAAATATTTGTTGAACAACCTGGAACGGATAAATTAATATACTCACAATCCATTTTATCTGCTAGTTGGTGTATCCATGTTTGATGTTGATGTAACCCAGTGCCATATGTAATACTACAGCCTATTCCAATAATTACTTCTTTATCTTTTATTTCATCAAAATTTTTGCTTCTGCATCCATGTTTGTTAATCTTATATTCTATTTGTACAAGTTTACCATCTTCAACCCAATTATTCTTTTTCAATTTTTCTAAACTATCAGGGTTTTCATCACAATTAAAAGTATCAATTCCTACGTAATATCCTTCATCATTTAATTTTTTTTCTTCAGGTATTATAGGAACTGATCTTTTTTGTATTAGTCTTGATAAAAATTCCATATACATGTCTTTATCATTCTGATATATCTCTTTTAGATATCTGTACATCTTTCCATTCGTTAAATTTAATTTACCTAAATTTTTACTCATAATGATAATTTGTTTACTATATCACAAGCAAAATTATGATGTGTTCTTTTTCCGTAATGTGCCATATCTCTAGCAAAATCAAAATCATCGGCACGGTATTCTTCTGCAAAAGAATAAGAACTCTTTACTATTAAAGGTATGTTAGACTGATATGCTATTTTTTGTATAGATTGTACACCTGTAGATGTTCTCTCTAAACAATTTTCCTTACCCAATAAAATATTTTGATTATGTCCGATCCAATCTGGTTCTGTATCAGTATCATTAAAATACTTATGTACAAAAGGTACTCTACCAGTATTTAAAGTAGTCTTTCTTCTGAAATCTCTAATCCATTCCATTTGTATAATGTCAGTTCCAGTTTCATGAAAAATGTTTTCATGGTATTCATACTTTGGATTTTCGTGATCATACCAATTACAAAAATAAGAATATCTTATAGAAGGAGGAAGTAATACTACAATAGCCTTGCAATTCTTTACCTCATGTTTAAAAAAATAATTTATGTAAAGATTCCAAAAATCTATACCAATTGCAGGGCAGGATATATTTACCGATCTTAATCCTAATTCTTTTGCTACTAATTCAGTCCAAATATCATCTTGATCCAACCCTGTACCAAATGTATGACTACAACCAAAAAATACAATAGAATCTGTATCAGTAAACTCTTCACAACGAAATCCGTGTTTATTGACATAGTATGAAACATTATCATTACATTTTCCATCTATATCTATATACCCCTCTCTTTTCAGTACTTTTTCTTCAAAACTTTCTTGTTTATTGTAAAGTGATTCTAGAGTATCCCCTAAACTAAATTTAAACTTCATAGAATATTCTGGTCTGTCACATTTCTCTTGCCAGTCAACATGAAAATTATTCATACTCCTTTTGTAATACATTTGTCTTATTTTGTTAAAAGAAATATTATCTTGGTTAGTATCTCTTATGAATCGATTATCATGATAATAGATAACTTTTTGAATTTCATCAAGAGAAGAAAAATAATCTATATCGGAAAATATGTCTGTAGATATGTCGTACATGCATTTATTTATTTAGGATTTTTTCTTGCCAGCCTTCATGTTGGCACACCAGTGATACATTTTGCCTCGCTCACCACTATACTTTTTGGCCTTCTTGCGAAGTTCCGTTGCGGAACCTTTACAACTTGCACCTGCACGTTTTACACGCCCTGGTCTACTCTTGCCTTTCACTTTACCGTCAGCAAGGTTTTCGTCTACTATATATGCTGGTATTTCTTCTTTACCAATATCTTTTGCTTTTTGAACTCTGTGGAATCCATCCAATATAGTTTTGCCATCAACATCTACCACTATAGGGTCTGTTGTGTCAGCAAAATTCACATCACCCAAATCACCTATAATCCTGCCAAACCCTGGTGTTTTCATGTCTAAGTCTGCTACTTTAACTTTTGTTAGTATTGTGTTTTTGCCTTTTAAATACTGCTTTACTTTAGCACTTAAATTTCTTCCTTGCTTTGTAACATCTTGCGACTTATAATTTTCATCGTATATGCTTTTTTTAGGTAACTTTTTTAGATCTTTTTCTCGTTGTTTTAAATCTGCTTCTATACCTTTAAGAAGAGCACTCATATCTTGTGATGCTTCTATTGTTTCACTTATCGCTTTTAATTTTTTCTCATATAAAGATTTAAAATAATGTTCTGGCATTACTTCTCTGTCACTAGTTGTATGAGAAAAATGATTCATAATATCTTCTATTTCAGAATTTACCATTATAGCATCTACCTTTTTCATTCCCAACATATGAGCCGCATCATATCTATGGTGTCCATTTATTAGATAGCCATTTTTATCTAGAATAAAAGGCTTATCTTCATTATTTAGGAAAATATCTTGTGCTTTTTTACTCAGTCCTTGAACTCGTTGAGTTTGTACTGGCTTTATATTACTAATACTTATAGAACCTCTTTTATATGTAAATGGTGATGCATCTAAATCATTTTTATTTATTTGTGGCATTTGACTTCTATCAAAATGTTTATCTGATAACTTTCTATTGTATTCTTCTTCTACAACTTCCCTTAGTCTAATAACACCACAGCCAACTCTGTCTCCTGCATTACCTGTTTTTAAACTTTCTTCATCACCGCCTTGACCTAAATCATCTTCATCTGCGTGAATAACTATTGCTCTACCTACTATGTCAGAAAGTTCTACCCTTTCTGCTTTGATTTGAAATCTTGCTGTACCTGATTTATCTGCAACTATATTACCTAAGTCACCTACATGCCCTTGTTGTAAACTGCCATGATCAACACCGTCTGGATTGTAATGGCCACCTGCACTAGCACAACCATCACTTAGATCGCCAAATTCGTGTATGTGAAAGCCATGTTTACCTGGTGTTAACCCTTTTACTATGCCTTTAATTATTGTAGGCTGTCCGGGTTTTTGTTTAAACTTTACAGCACCTTGTACATTACCTTCAGTATGTTCAAGTTGTGCTATTGCTTTGATTGTTTCTTCGGCCTCAGTGATACCTTCCAGTCTACTACATTGGCATCCAATAGATCTTGTTTTAGGGCAGGGTATTACCTGTTGTATTGCATCAAATATTTTCATCGTCTATTTTATTTTTTATTTCTCTTAGTTTTTCTTCAAAGACTTGATCTAATTCAAATATTGCACTTTCTAAATTATTCTTGGCTTTATAGACTTGATTAATATCATATTCATCTATTTCTACACCATATTTTTCTGCAAGTAATGACAGTTTAGAAATAATGTCCATATGCATATCTGCATATTTAATTTGTTTTGTTATATCCCTTGCTTCTTTCACAGCAAACTCTAAATCCATAGCATAGTCATTTAAGTTTTCGTATATGCCTTTACCGTACTTAAAAGTTTTCTTTTTCTTTTTCTTTTTCTTTTTACCAGGGACCATACTACCTAAAAATGCATAACCTCTACTTACTGGTGCATCACTACTAGGAGTGGAATCGGAGGATGTAGTACCACTATCTCCGGTGCTACCACTATCTGCAGACCCTCCGTCTCCACCTGAACTTGTTCCACCTGTTGCTCCGCCTGTGCCACCTGCGGCACCGCCGCCTCCTGCACCGCCGCCTGCACCGCCTCCGGCGCCACCGCCACCGCCACCGCCGCCGGCTTCTGCGTCTAGACGTGAACGTTTGCGTTTTTCTAATTCTTCTTTACTTAAAAATAATTCACTTATTTTCATACTTTACCCTTTTTAAATTTCATCTGCACAAATACTTCTGCTGGATTAGAATTAGAACTTACAGCACTTACACCCAACGAACCTGAGTGTGGACCTTCTATAAATTCTATAAACTCATCTTCACTTTTCATATATGCTGTTTTGCCTGTATACAAATCTATTGCTAATAATGAATCAAACTTACCTTTACTTACATAATCTATATAATTTGCACCAGCATATTGCTTTGCTATCTCTATACTTTGATTTGACGATTGAACTGCTTTTGCAATCTTTTGTACTGCTTTTGGTATAAAGACGCCTGTATATAAATCTTTAACAATTAACCCTCTTCTTTTGTCTCCTACAGGTAAATCTGTATTTAGATATTCTAAAAACTTTCCGAATCCTAGAGTTTTGTTTCTGGGATCTTTTAAATGTTGTGCTATGGAAGGTATATCGTTTTCATATTTCAATAGTCTTGCTGTAGCATCATCTCCAGTTAATCCGTGCATACCTAATCTTCCGCCACCTGAACTTGTCTCACTCTTACTTGCTTTGACTTCTACTAGGTCACCATCTACTTTAATATCTCCTGTAGAGTCACTTAATTGAACTCTATCACTAAGCATTGCTAATGCAAATTCACCTGGGCCTTTTCTATTAGATCCTACTCCGTATGGTAGTAACGTTTTAAATACTGTAAATCCTACATCTGACTTAAACACATTTGATAATGCATTAATAGGTTTCTTGATAGCATCGACATCATAAGCAGAACCTGTTTTTTCTAAATCATCTAAAAAAGATTTAATTTTATCATAACTGCCTTCTACTTGATAAATTACCTTTGTAAGTATTTTAGTTGCTTCAAGTTTATCCATTGCTGTTTCGTCTGCTATAGGTCTTGCTACTACTGAACCAATAACTGTTTGAATATGATCTGAATTTAGTATTCTCCAAATTTGGTCTATTATCCCTCTGTCTTTTTCATCTTCAATATCTAATTGTTTAATAATATCCTGTATTTTAATTTTTTCTGCTTCTAGATCTTCATATTCAGAGATCATTATTCCTTCATTTAGATTTACTTGTTTTTGTGATGAAGGATCTAACTGTTGCTTAATATAACTTCTTAGTATAGGCCTTAAACATGCGTCGTCTCCGCCCTCTGAACGTCTGTCTCTAAATGCTTTTAACATGGAAGGTACAGGTAGAGCAAAATAGGCATCCATTTGTTTTTTAATATCACTTGCTGGCATAGGCTCTGCAAGTAATTTGTTTAACATTCTAACGACAGAGTTATCTGGTAAGGCACCCTCTTCCATTTTTTCTTTTTTCTTTTTCTTTTGAGGTTTATCGTGTTTATCAATTCTATCTGTTGCAAAAGTATCTTCTATTCTACCTTCTTGTTTTTTCTTACCATCACAATGAGCCTTTTGACTGAAACCTTTAGGGTTGCTACAGTTGATACTGTCCTTATATTTTTTGCTCCACTTTTCTAATACATCTGATTCGTTTATAATACGCAACCGTTCTTGTAAAGGTAGTTTGTCAAACTTGTCTAACACACTTTCTTGATTTTGTCTTGACATATTCATCCTTGCTGATGCTAATACAGATTGAAAGTCATCAAAAGCACCCATACCACTATCTGGTGTATCTGCAAGTGTATCTAATACTGCATTTTGAAAACGTCTGTCATTAC